AAATATGAATAAAATAATTTGTTGGTGGAGCGGAGGGATAACATCCGCTGTAGCTTGTAAGATAGCTATTGATATGTACGGTTCAGAAAATTGTAGAGTCATAATGATTGATACAAAGAATGAGCACCCAGATACTTATAGATTTAAACGTGATTGTGAAGAGTGGTACAAGCTACCAATTGAAGTGATAACTGGTATTGGTGAAAAGTACGGAAGTATTTTCGATGTTTGGAGAAAATATAAGTCTTTAAACACGGCAACTGGAGCAGTTTGCTCAACAGATCTAAAAAGATTAGTTCGTCAAAAGTGGGAGAAAACAAATACATTTAAACATCAAGTGTTTGGTTTTGAATTTGAAAAAAAAGAATTCAATAGAGCAAAGTCTATGACCATGAATTATTCAGAAAAGGCTAAACCTATTTATCCATTACTCCTAATGGGATACGAAAAGAAAGATTGTTTTAAAATTGTAGAAGACGCTGGGATCAAGATACCTGAAAGCTATATATTAGGTCTACATAATAATAACTGTCTATCTACTGGATGTGTTCAAGGTGGGATTGGTTATTGGCAAAAGCTGAAAGATATACTTCCTGAGAAATTTAATACAATGGCTGACTTTGAGCACGAACTAACAGACCTAAGAGGTGAGCCAGTGACAATGTTAAAGGATCAGAGCAATGAAGCAAAACAAAGAATGAAGACTGATCCAAAGAGTCACTTAGTTTTTCTTAAGTTTAATTCAAAGTATCCAAATAATAAATGTTTAGACGATATGCCTTTACGTAAGGTAGAGCCGTTGTTTGAATGTAATGGAATGTGTGGCGTAAATGATCTATCAGAGCGTACACAAACTGAATTAGATCTTAACTATGAAGACTCTTAGAGACTATCAGGTAGACATAGCAACAAGGGGGCACGGGATACTGAAACAACACGGTATCCTGTACCTTGCGTTAGCTGTGAGAACTGGAAAAACTTCTACATCATTAGAGGTGGCAAGGCTGTATAATTCTAAGAACGTACTGTTCCTAACCAAGAAGAAGGCGATCGATGGAATACTTGACGACTACCTACAGTTTGGTTACGACAAGTACTTTACCATCACGGTGACCAACGACGAGTCGATGCATAAGATAGTCGGTACGTTCGACCTTGTCGTGCATGACGAACACCACCGCTTTTCTGCTATACCTAAGCCAGGCACCGCCACTAAGATGTTTAGAAAGATGTTCAGTCACCTGCCGATGGTGTTTCTATCAGGGACACCTAGCCCTGAAACTTTCTCTCAGATGTACCACCAGTTCTGGGTATCAGATCGATCACCATGGAGCAGGTATCCTAACTTCTATAAGTGGGCGCACGACTACGTGAACATCACACAGAAGAGGATCGGATCGTTCATGCATAATGACTACACTGGCGGAATTGAGGCCAAGATAATGGGAGACATCTCTCACCTTATGCTGACGTACACACAAGAGGCCGCTGGCTTTACCTCAGAGATCAAGGAGACCGTGCTGTATGTAGACATGAAGCCTAGCACGGTGTCTATTATCGACAGGCTCATGAAGGACCTAGTGATCGAGGGAGACAAGGAGGTAATACTTGCCGACACAGCAGCCAAGCTAATGCAGAAGATGCACCAGTTATGGAGTGGCACATGTAAGTTTGAGAGTGGCAACAGCATGACGCTAGACCTATCAAAGGCTGAGTTTATTAAGCAGCACTTTGCTGGACATAAGCTGGCCATCATGTACATATTCAAGGAGGAGCTCAACCTACTGACACAGGTCTTTGGATCAGAGAACGTAACGAACGACCTAGACGAGTTCAACTCGACTGACAAACACTTCGTCGGTCAGGTGGTCAGCTCAAGGGAGGGGATATCGTTACGAGCTGCCGACTACCTAATTATGTATAACATACAGCACAGCGCCGTGTCTTACTTTCAGGCTAAGGATCGCCTAACCACGATCGATCGACCTAACAACGAGGTGTTCTGGATATTCTCTAGGGGCGGCATCGAGGAGAAGATCTACAAGGTGGTGAAGGCAAAGAAGAAGTACACAACTAATATTTTTAAGAAAGACTACAGCTTATGATGAATGACCCCAATGTTAGGATGCTCATAGATGTGATGGACCTACAGGCTCCTAGTGAGTATAACTTTGTTATTACGGACTACGGAATTGTAGACGGCATGATTGTGATAAAAAAAATAAAAGTTTTGGATATTGAGAATAATTTTATTAGATTTGCTGATCTAAAGAAGGTACTTCCTAGTTTAAGTAAGTACCGAGTAATATTTGAAAGCAATGCTGGAGTCGAAGATTCAGAATAAATTAATCAAGGACCTAGAGTCGAGAGGCTACTACGTCATCAAGCTATCAGTAACTAATAAGCCAGGCATACCAGACCTCATCGCTATACCTCCAGGGTGTAGCGTTGAGTTCTACGAGGTAAAGCAGCTAGGCAAGAAGCCTAGGCCGCTTCAGGTGTACAGGGCGAAGGAGATCGTAGCTGGGTGCTACGGCAGAGTATTCACACACGACGGGACGACCGTCGAACATTTAAGTAAGATATGAAAACAGCAGTAGATTATTTAGTAGAAACATTAGCAGAAAATGGAATCCTGCATAGTTCAGATATTGAACAAGCCAAAGAAATAGAAGTCAATTTAGCGGAACAATATGCTTTTTTTACACTTATTCGATATAGAAGTGAAATGAATCCAATCAAGTTTAAGGATTGGTGTGAACAATATAAACAATAAAAATATGGATATAACGTGTTGCACGGGCAAGGACTGCCCGTTTAAGGAGACGTGCTACAGATTTACAGCACCTAAAAGTGAATTTAGGCAAAGTTATTTTTTTGAGCCACCTATTGTCAAGGGCGAGGAGATAACTTGTGAGTATTATTGGGAAAATAAAAAAGATGAAGGTAACAATAGAGTTTGACGGAAGCGAAGATGAAGACGATTTTCGAGTAGCATTAGATGGAGGTAAATGGAAAAACGCCATGTGGGAACTAGATCAACTGCTAAGGAAGACAACCAAGCACCAGGTGAGTTTAATTTCACTTTCACTTGGAGCTTTTGCAAGCGAACAAGAGATAGCAGTTGCAGAATCGATAAGGGAATCTATTAGAGATATATTAAGTGATTATAATTTAAACTTAGAATAACACAAAATGTGTTACACAAAATGTATAATATGGAAAAAGTAATGTATATAGGCAATGGCTTCGGCACGTTGACGTTTAGTAGAAGTTATCATCTAATTAAAGAATATGATAATGATTATTTAGTATTTGATGATTATGGTAACGAAGTTGCTATACCTAAGAAAGACTTTGCAGACAGAATAAGCGAAGAGGCAAAACAAAGAGCTAAGATGCTTATGATGTTGAAGGATGGGTACAAGCAGAAGCAGGAGCACGATCCTCACTATGACAACTCAAACGGCAGCTTGTATCTATTTGCAGAACAGCATAAGCTTAATGCATATGAATTCGATTTAATTAAAAGGATTGTAAGATGCCGTAAGAAGGGTCAGTTCAAAGAAGACCTAGAGAAGACTATCAGAGTTATTGAACTTTATTTAAAAGAGTATGAGTTATGAAACCAACAGACGCACAGAAATTTATAGCACTAGCAACGATCCTACCTACACTGGTTGACTGGATCGAAGACCTAAAGGACACCAACGTGTACCGACACAATATCGCACAAGACTTCAACAAGGCCATCAAGTCAGCCAGGATTGCTGACATGAAGCTGTTCGAACGTACTGGCATGGTTACGCCTCAGTTCAACGAGGATGGAGAGATAATGCTAAACAAGAACGGTAACCCTATCATGGTACAGATGACGGATCAAGAGTACAAGGACCGAACGGGCGCAATGGCAGACCAACAGGCTGCCGTTAGTTCAGCCTTCAGTCAGTGGATATCAGAGGCCATAGTAGACCCAACCGATAAATGACGGCCCTATATATAGGAACAATAGTCATCACGGCAAAGAAGAACAGCAAGGACATACGCACGATATCACGAGACAACTGCCCAATGATCCTTGACGACAACTTCAGGATACCAGAGGAGTCGTTCATGTACACGATGACTAGCATAGTCACGAAGCCTATGGCTGCTGGCGCAAAGCCATACATAGAGTACAAGAAGGTGAAAGATTACACCTACACATATGTTATAAAGTACTACAAGTTTAGTAGTAACATATATTCTAAAAAATAAATACCCACTTATCGAATAATTTGTTATATTTTTACGTAAAAAAAAAACAATGGCAGATATAACTAGATACGTCAACTCTACAATGGATGAGGTGCATGAGCTATGTAGCGAACTTTATGAGGCGATGATTGACATAGATAAAGAAGGGGTTAAGTCAAGTATAATTAATTTAAAGAAGGTCCTGACGGACATATTGAGAACCTATGAAACTAACTGATCAACAAAAGAAAAGAGCCGCAGATCTTTATCACGGTGGAATGACTAATAAGTCTGAGGTCTTTAAGGTGTTAATGAAAGAGTTTGGCCTAGAGCATAACGACACCACTAGAAAGAACGTAAGCAACTACATCAAGACATCAAAGAATTCAGCCATCATTAATGAG